CGAACATCTGAATGCAGCGCAGACGAAGCTCGCCAAGTTTCTCCGTGTCCTCTGTTGACTCGACCAATTCTCTGATCTGGTCTTCCGTCATTTCCTCAATCTTGGTCATCATTTGTTCCTCTCAGTTTTCTTAGCCGACACCGGCTCAAACATAATTCCATTGTCGCCTCTAAATGCTTCACGATGTTTATTCTTGCCAATCCAAATGATGTCAGGAATCCCCTTTGGGAACGCCTTACAAAGACGACTATCGCCATCAGTCATGTTCTTACAAAACACGCACACAGGGCTGTAGATTGGCAATCGTAAATCCTTGTCTATTGTTATCACCGTGCGGCGCTCCTGTAAGACAAATCCAACTTATCGGCATTCTGCGTCCAAAGTGTATGGTGATGATTCATGTTGGCAAAATCAACCGTCATTTCGCCCTTCTGTATTTTAGATGCCCACTCAGCTTTTTGTATACTGCTCATCTCGCGGGTAATCCTGACCGCGTCGCGGGCAACAGGAGACGAAGGGCCAGCCTCAACACTGTACACATAATCTTTTGTCACTGCCCGAACTTCCTTTGGCCCACGATACCTTAGTACCATATTCACATCAGGCACTGACAGACTCGACCCCTTCGGATGATTATGTACCAATATCCCGTCTTTCATTTTCTGCAACTGACTATCCGTAAAGGATACAGAATTAGAAACGCCCGTCTGTTCAAACAACAGCTTACCTGTTTTGCTATCTAGCACCATAGCATGTTCCACCGGATTATCCTGAACAGAAAATGAATGAACTCTATCTTGAGCATCCTCTATGTTCCGCGAAAGGTCTGACTCATCAGGTGCTCCCTGCTCAGTGCCTTGGTCCCGATTCAGCCACGAACACGCGCAGTTTGTGTGAACAGCAATGACGCCGTAAGACTCCTCGATTCTAAACTGCCGCCCATTCAGATCGGAGCAAACGGGGCAAGCGCCGCTGCTGGCCATGAACTCTACCTGCTTCACGCCCGCTTTCTTCCAGCCAGTCAGCGTGCCTTGACTCAGACTGTTGATGCTCTCTGTTCTGGAAATGGCGATGCTGCGCTGTTTCAGTTTCATGTTGCGGTAGCGGTCAACCCTTGCGTTCAATACACGCCCGCGCACGCCCCGCCCTGCCAGTTGGCTACGATACGAGTTCACATATCCGACCTGCCGTTGTGTGAGGGCGAAACTCTCAAGGCTCCGAATCTGCCGAGCGATCTCACCGACGCCGCGGCCCTCGCGCACGCCCGCTGTGATGGCCGCTCTTATGTTCGTGCGCATCGTCCTTGTGACCTCGCGCACGAGCTTGGCACTTTTCTGACTGGCCCACCTGTTGATCTCCGGATTCGACATTGTGAACGAACCTTTGAACCGCGTATACTTCAGCGCGCCGTTGGCCGCTCTGGTCGTGAACTCAAGCATCGTCGGACGGACGTACTGAACACCGCGTGCGTCAAGGCAACCCCAATCAACCAGACGCTCAGTCATAGCGGCCGGTGTTGCTGCTTTGTGCAGATTGATTCCCTTCTTGATCGGTTTCAACCCCATCTGCATCTGTGTTCTTACCCCGTAATCAATCGCCTTGTGGCACAACTCAAACCACTCGTCGATCTTAGGCCCCAACTGAATAGCGCAACTAAGACCGAGACGCTGCAACTCTAGGTGCAACTTCTTACCAAGACGACGGCGCTCAGACGTAGCGGGCGTCAGCGTCCCCGGCGATTCGATATTGGCAAGTGTTCCCGGTTGTGGCGTCATACTTCCTCGTAAAATCCGGAATGGATTTTGTGGGTTCTAAATAAGTGACCATAATCAGTAAGAATAAGTCTTGCGCCTGTCTCATTCTCCACCCTACCACACACTTCTGTTTTATTGGAACAAACCACTTCCCAATACCCCGATCTAGACTCAAGAGCTACTGCTATTACCAAAGAATCATGTAGCCCATCCTCTGACGCCCGCAATACCAACATCTTGTTAGTCATATCATTTACCCCTACCAAGAATACGGTGGATAAGGTGAACAGCCTCCGGATAAATATCTTCAGGAACAGAATCACCACGAGCCATTAGGTTGAAAATTTCAGAAAAAGCCTCGTCCGGGTCGGTAGTAGCATAAGTAGATACCTTAGTCTTTAGCGCCTTCAAACGCTTCGGGTCATCAACCAAATCAAAAAAAGCATCTCTCATCTGAAAACGCTCTACATCAGTAAGCATTTGATGCTGAACTCCATGACCAAACTCATGCCGGTAGATGTTCTTAGCATCACGGAAAGTGGTAGCTTTTAGTTTCACCTTATCCAGCTTCAATTGAGCAATCTTCGCGGCCTTCGACCCAGCTTTGGGTTGAATAACGATGCTCTTTGTTGTCCCTTCGTAAAACCCCATCGATGCGTTGTTCAATTGGAGATCGAACGCAGACAATCTAATCTCAAAAATCTCGATGGGGCGCAAACGTGGATTTAAGCGCAACAAACGCTCACGCTCCTCTATCAATTCATTGAGCGTATTCATTGCGTCGCTTTTCTTCACCCCATCCTCTATAAAAACACGCGACATCAAACGTTTTTCAGCCTCAGACACAGTCTTCGCTTTCCGAAAAGAACTCCCCGGTACGGGCACACCGCATGTCGGAACTGGACCCGGCTTGACCTTAGCGACGGAAACGACAACGCGTCGCAATATGAGTTCATTTTCCAAATTGTAGGTCACTCTTCGTCTTCCATTTCCTCGTCGATGATCGAAGATACATCCTTCAGGTCTACCTTCTCACGAAGCTCCTCAATCAATGACTCCATCTGTTCACTGTTCCCGCGCGCGAGCTTGTCCATTCGCTCGACGGTCTCTTCACCAGCGGGCACAACCTGCTGCGTCACGTAGTACTGCTCACCACCCTCAATCGGGCCACCGATGCCGAGGTCTTTCCGCACCTCGTTGGAGTTGACAACACCGAGACGGAACAGCTTGTCGAACACACCGACACGAATCTTGAGTTCGTCAGCCAGATACTCGGACATATCGAACCTGACCTTGAACACGCCCTGCTTCCTGAAACGCGGGCAAAGGAACTTGTTGATGTACGCCGCGATCTTCAACATCTTCGGCTTCATCGTGTCCTGATAGAACGCCTTCTCTTGCAGGTTGTAGTTGCTGTTATGGACAACAACGCCATCAGCAATAAAGTTATGTGCATTTTCAACAGCGATGTCATACACATCGGACTTACCTGTTTGTTCTACAGAAACCACCTTGTAGAAACCAATCTGTTCACTATCCAACCCAGCAACATCACACCACTGTTTCTTGCCGTCAGGCTTGTACCGACCAGCATTGGAATCAACACGTTCTCTATAGCGTTCATCCACAAACGGAATCTCTGAAACCTTATCAGCAGAAGAGGCAACAACCGACCAGAAATCGTAAGACTCACTGGTGAGTTCATTATCAAGATAGTGGCCAATCGTCTTTGCCTGTACCACACGATGGCTAAGATTTGAACACTGAATACCGACAGAGATAAGTAGATCACGGTAATCAAGAGCGAGTTCCTTTGAGCAAGAACCAATCGACATGCAACCACGTTTATCTATGTGCCCGTCACTGTCAACGAGACCCGCCAAGAAACCAAGACGTAGCCTACGGCTTAAACCAAATACCCAACCGGGAACACGCTTCGTCTTTATCTTATGCTTTATTCGACCACCAAAACCAAGAGACACCAACTGCTTAGTTGCCACCCTTGAACTGAATCTAAATTGTGTTTTGATTTGTTTTACGGCAACGGGGGTGCCGTTGCATTTCAAATGAAGTTCCTCAGCATAACCACGATAATCAGACGCAACACAACTATCGCTCGGAACCGCCACTCTGACTTCGTTGTGGTCAACTGTTCCGTCGCCAACTAGCATGCCCAAAAACTTAGCCCTATTCACTGTCATAGCAGAGCCGTCCGGTGCCTTTACGTTCCCAACATCTGGCAACGTCTTTGGCTGCACAACATAATCACCGGGCTTCAGGTTCCGGGCTTCTTTGTAAGTCAACGTGCCGTCGAAGTCACGTACCATATACGGGTGGTTATGTGAAGACACAATCTCCCTATTCTTAGTACGCACAGTATACAGCGGCAAATGACCCGTCTTTGCCTGCCATGTCACATTATTGAGTTCCAGTTTACCATCGACAACAGACCAAACCCTATCACCGGGCTGCACGTCAGCAATATGTTTAGGCCCGGAATCTGTCGTGACTCTAGCCTCAGCCGGGAGGCAATACTTTGCAAATTCAAGCAGACCGACCTTGACGGGTGGGACACCGAACACGGTCAGAATTTCCTGCCGGTTCATCTTCTTCAACTCAGCGAAACCCATGTCGATGAAGTTCAAACCGATAGGCTTGAAGGACAAACCGGGCGGCAGGATAGCGGTCTTGAACTGCTGCTTGCTGCCTCTGTGCCGCGCTCTCCACTGGGTCGCCACGCGTTCGTAGTCCTCTTTGCTCAACTCCGTAGACGCTTCAATGACACCGGACGGGGTGGCGTCGTTGGTAAAGAATGCCTTGTTGAATTTGACAGCCTCCTGCTCAAGCAACAACGGGTCGGTGGCCGCAACCACCGCGCCCTGACCCCTGTAGTCCTCGGTCGGATTGAAGTAATGGAACGCCAGAATCTCTTCGGGCGAAAACTTGATCGTCTTCGTTCCCATCTTGAATGAGTACGAACTGACTGTGGTTGGCGCGCTACGCGAAAGATTGGTCTTCATTCGTGTGGGCCTGATCGGATAGATTTCGCCGGGTAGGCCGTTCTTCATTTCTGCCAGTTCCCAGTACATCGAACCCACAAGTTCCATGTACCCAATCGTAGACTCAAGCAGATCGTACGTTGTCATCGACGGATTCGGATTCTGGAGTATATTCACCAGCCAGTACTTCTCTTCCTCATCGGTCACATCTTCCCAACCAGCGGGCGTGCCGCTTGGCTGCACCTCACTATCGTTCGGCTTATCGGTCTGCTTATCCTTTGTCTTGTCACCCTTCGCGTCCTCGATCTTTCTAAAAACGCGCAGCGGAAGTGCCGCACCACTTGTCGCAATAGTGTACACACAAGTATACACCCACGGCATCTGGTGGTAGAGCTTCAGATACTCGGACATGCTTGAGGGCGGCGACAACTGATTCCGCCCGAACAGTGAATCAACAATAATCGGGCCTTGCGCAGAGACCTTCGCAACCTTTGTCTCCTTGGGGGGCTTCTTGGTCGTTTTCCCTTTCGCCATCGTAATTCTCCTGGTTCACATGAACATAATATCAAGCGGCGCGGTCTTTGCACCGTTGACCAATCCAGAGCAGGCCATAATTATGGCCTCTGCCATATCAGGGCTACGCGCACCGCGTCGCCTCATCTCGTCTTTCGTTTCTAGTTTGACAAGCCGCTCGTTGACTCGCTTGTACCTGAAGCTCGTGAACTGACCAGCCAACTCCCCATTCCGAACTTCAAACGCCTCTTCGCCGGACGGCAGGTCTATCCGGCTGTCATCCTTCAACAGCACCTCGCGGAACAACCATGCGTCCTGCGTCTTGCGATTGGAGAAGCGTGTCTGGTCTACATCCTCCGAGCCGCCAGCCACCCAGTCTTCCACCTTTGGTCTTCCCTCTTTGCCGTCGAACCCGCGCTCTTCGCGCAGCCAGTCTGCAATCGGGCCGCCGACACCTGTGGAGTCTACTCGGTAGATAGTCGGGGCGTACTCAGCGGCCACTCTGTCAAGCTCCTCGCGCAAACGACCAGTCGAATGCCTGCCCTGAATGCGGGCAGCTATGCTTATCTTGTAGCCGCGGCGCAGGGCTATCACACTATCATCCAAACCAAGACGTGCCACATCGACACCGGCCTCGATCGGCTCCTCGATAACTTCCACCGGGCCAATGTCACGCTCAAGAGCCGCGCGCACTGCTCGATACGGGAATACGTTGTAATGGTCTTCACCGAGAGCGTCCCAGTTGCCTTCAATATATCTGTTCACCCAGCCGGGAGTGTCGCGGAAGGATTCAAGCATCGTCTCTTGGTAATCGTCTGGTAGGTTGCCTTTGTTGTCGTCAATGCGTGCCTGAATGAAGACACGGTTCGGCTTGCCTTTGATCTTGAACACGCCGGGTTCGATCAAATAGCCCTCGTCAATGAACCAGTACTTCAGCCAACAGTCTTCGGGGTTCGACGTGAACAAAGCCTTGTAGTAAGGACGCCCACCTCCCGGCAGTCTCAGGCGCAGCGAACGGATGAGCATATTGGCAAATCGCTCCATCGTCTCGCTCGCCTCATCAATACCAAACGCGCCCCAATCAGACCCCTTCACACGGCTCAAGTCTCTATCAGCGCCGGACGGACGCAAGCCGCCATAAGCCAGAATAGACCCATTGACGAACGTGATCTCGCGCCGCTGGTGGTCATGACGCTTCACCAGTTTGTGCGGCAGATATTCCATCAACTTCGGGTAACAGTTGGTCATGAATGTGACAAGCTCGTGCTGGCAGAAGTACACACGGTTGCCGGGGTAGTCAATGCAGAGTTGAATCAATTCGTTCGCAAGGAACACCGTGTTATGGGTTGGGATAAGCGACTCGC